CACCTTCGAAACCAACAGTTGCAAATGAGTCAGAACCAACAAACAATACTGGGAAAACGTCAAACGCTAAAGCAGTAGTACCAGCTTTGTTAGATGCATAGTACCCAGCAACTGGAGTTGGAGTATAAGCAACCCATGTAGTACCAGTATCACCAGCAACACCTGTAGTACCAACAGCACCAACACCTGTAACAACAGTAGCTTTGTAGTATACACCAGCATTAGCGATATCATCAACAACATCACCAACAACATAAACTGTACCAGCAACCCATGTTCTAATATCAGCAGCATCAACACTATCCATCATACCAGCACCACGGTATTTAGGCATATCTGCAACTTCGATGAATCTGAAACGGCCAATAGCACCTACTTCACCTTCTGCAACGTTAGTGCCTGCAGCGTCTTTGTACTTTTCAATTGGAACCCATACGTTAACACTATTGTGTTGCATGTCTTCAAGAGTTGGAAGCAATTCTTGACCTACATAAACATAGTAAGACTTACCAATAACAGTAGTACCGATTTTTGTAGAACCAGAGATGATTTTAGTATCACGAGGAACCAATAATCTCTTAAGTTCTTGTTCCATAAGACGTAAGTCAGCAAATGTTAAAAGAGCAGTAGAAGCACAAGTAGCTAACGAAGTAGCAACAGTACCAGCAAATGTTCTGTTAAGTTCAGAAGCAGCGATTAGGTCAGCAGCAACTTGTTTCTCATAGATATCACCCTTAGCTTCACCAAGTGCTTTAGTCTTCTGAGCAAGAATACCTGTTCTTGTATCCATGTCAATTGATTTTTGAGTAAACTTAAGGTGTAAACCAAACTCAGAAACCTTACCACGTACTGTTACAGAACGAGTATTAACACCATTAACGTTTCCACCTTCTTCTGATAAAGACGGGAATGAACCACGAATTACAGAGTAATCAGCATCACCATTATAAAGTGAACCAGCACCATTACGAACCTTACCACCAACACCAGCAGCAGCAACTGCAGCAGCGTTAGCACCTGTAGCACCATTAGTATAATCTCTAGCTTCAAAAGTACCAACAAGTGTACCAACAGAGTTGTATGCATAGAAAGACTGAAGTACTAGTGTTGCAGTAGTTGCATCAATACCACCATCAAGTCTGTTCATTGGGTGTAGAATTGGGAACTGGCGCTCTTTAACGATCTCATCACCATAGTTCTTTGGTTGAGTTAATCTATCACCTAACTGTGTAAACGTTCTTACACGCTGAGACTCACGAATTGCACCTTTTGACCAAAACTTATCATGGTACTGTTCATCAATACCTGTAGTAGTAAACTTACCTGAGTTAAATAAATCTTTTGCTGTTGACATAGAAATTTCCTTTTATTATAATTGTTTTAGGGATGATAATTAACACACCACGTGTGCCCTTATCTACCGCCTGATATTAAGAAGTCCATAAGACTGTCTAACTCTTCACCTTCAGCCATCATCGGGTCGAACTTTGCTTTCGGCTTAACGCCTGGTCTACTTTTACTAGATGAAGCAGCACGCTTGCGCTGATCCATTAACTTAGCTTCATTAGTAGCTGCTTTAGCTTTGTACTCTGCCTCTTTACGAGCCTGTTCTATCTTAGCCTTCTCAGCATTAACTGATGGCTTAGCAACAGGTTTCGCTACAGGAACCTCCTTAACAACTGGTCTAGGTGCAACTACTGGCTCTGCCGATAATGCCTTTACAGCTGCTCTATACTTAGATATAGTATTCATTGAATTGAATGTGCCATTATAGTCTAATCTAGACATTTCTGCTATCTTATCCTGCACATCATCATATGCACCAGTCTCTAAGTGATTTAGCAAGTCTTCACGCACTGCTGCGTTACTTACAAACTCATTAAAACTTTCAGGATCCCAATCTTTACCAACTACTTGTCTAATACGATCTTCAACGCCAGCACTCTTAGCACGTTCCATTACATCTTCTATAATAAGAGATTCCTTACTAGCTACAGTAGATGCAGCTTTGTAATTAATGGTATCCATATCAAGATCTAACGGATCAATATTTAATGACTTGAGGTGAAGCTTTATAGCCTCTTTATCTCCGTCCACTAAATTCATCGCCAAGTCAAACTTTGCTTGATCATCTAACATACCTCTTTCTTTCAAAGGAGCCATGAACGGACGATACTGTTTAAATCCAGCCATTTTCTCAGCAAAACCACCCGCCATCTGTTGTGATTGAATAATCTTCTGAGGGTCTGAAAAGCCTTTAACCTTCTTCCCGTTAACAACAAATTCTGCATTTACGACAGAGTCATAGAAAGCTTTATAATCAACAGTATCTGTGCCTGGAGCCTCACCGTCGCTTGTCTCCTCTGTGTCTGTACCGTCTTCTGCTGGTGTAGTGGTACGAGCACTATCACCCTCATCTAAATCATCGCCTTCTACTGGAGCGTCTTCTTCCTCATCGTCCTCTACTGCTTCAAAGTCTTCATCAAGCTCACCGTCGCCAGCTTCATCAAGTTCCTCATCAACACTAGGTTCAGCTTCTTGGTCTGTGTCCTCGTGGTCTTCGTTGTCTTCTTCGTTAAAGTCTTCGGCAGTACCTGCCTCATCTTCAACACCATTATCTTCTGGTACGAACGTGCCATTAAGCATACTCTCAAATATTTCTTCTTCAGTTAACTTAGCCATTATAAATCCTTATTGTTTGCAAATTCTGCAGTTGTTTCATTCCTAAATAATTCTTCCC